TCGGCTATGATTTCATCACTTCGCTGAAGCCCGCACTTCCTCGCAATGTCTGCGTTCGTTAACCCTGTTTCGTAAAGCACTTCCTTAACCCACAGTTTGCCCTCTTGGTAGAGTACCTCCACGAGTGCGGTCGGGTCGTTGGTAAACCCGAAGTCAAGTCCGTATGCTTTCCACTTGTACCCGGTCGGGAACTCTTTTGTTTCTTGCCAGTTCTCGTATATCGCACCTTCTCGTCTTGACCTCTGACCTAATCCGTAGACCTTCCACTTGTACTCGTCTGCCGTTCCTCGTGATACGTTAAAAGGTGTCGGCTCGTAGCTGTTGATTTTGTCGCGGATCTGTTGGTCCAGAAAGGTGTTGTCCAACATCGTTGAATGGATAAGCACCACATCGTCCCGTTTAAGAACGTTGTCGTAAATCCAATGCTCGTCTGTTGATGGGTTGTAGTCAAGAATCCACTTGCCTTTGCAACGCTGCTCTAATTGGTCGAAGTCGTCCTTGCTTGTTTCGATTGCCTCGTTGAGCCAAAAGTAATCGGTTTCGATACCGTGTAGCTTCTGCGAATCGTCAAGCCCGTAGAACTCAAATGTAGACCCGTGTGCTGAGTAGATTAAATCAGTCTTATTGAACGCCTCATCTTCCCATACCTCAAGGCTTTGGAGTACCTTCTTGAACGTGTCGAGTACGGTCGGCTTAATCCATGTCCTACGAAACCTCGCAATTGCGATTCTCTTCGGTTCTTGTAGTCCCGTAAGGTAGACTGCTTGGCAGATGCTCCACGTTTTGGAACTACGTGAGCCACCTTCCAACACAATTCCCCGAATGGATTTATCATTAAGGGCTTGCCACAGGTCATCAAATACGCCAGTTCCTTCAATCTTCACGTAAGGTTATTGGTTGACAATTTGGTTGGTTTCGTCAGTCTAAGGTTCTACGTCTTTACTTCTTTTCACTTTAGGTGCTTCACCTTCTCCGTACTTCAATTTGCGATTCGCGATTCGCGATTTAGAAAGCAACACCGTTACCTTCTTCGTTGAGCAGCTCATCTTATGGAATCCAACTTTATGGCATACCGGGCACTCTTTCATTTCTTCTCAGGTCGATGTATGACGATTTCAACCTTGTCGGGCTTGCCACCGTTCACGGTCTGCTCTACCTCCTCTTTCGGCTTGCCGTACACCCTATCAAACAGAACATCCAATATATGAATACTTCCCTTCTCATAATCTCTCTGCGCTTTCTTTGCAATCAACGCAATCCAAAACGGTAACTGGTCGTTCTTTGCCAACTCCACCAACTCGCTTCTTGACTTGCCCAGTACGTTCTTAATGATGTCTTGAACCTGCCCCTTCGACAGCTTGACGTTATGCTCATCCAAGAAGTGTTCCTTCAGCAGAGTTTCCACTTTCTTCGGTCGCCCTTTCGGGTTGCCGCTCTGTCCTTTCTTGAAGGGTTTATTGTTCGGTATTGGGTTGTTATTGCTCACGGCTGTTATTCGGCTGTTTTAACGTACTCCTTTCCGTTTATCTTAACGCTCAAAGTCGGGTCGAGTTTCGTCATTCTGTCGATTATTACTTGGCAGTATTTCGGGTCGAGTTCCATTCCGTAGCACTTTCTTTTAAGCTGGTGCGCGGCTACCATTGTTGAGCCACCACCCAAAAATGGGTCAAAAACATTCACACTTTCTATTTGCTTTAATAAATCAGCAAGTAATTGAATTGGTTTTGGTGTTTTATGCTCCGCTTCTCTATCTCTTTTGTGTTGCAATACATTAGGTGTTGCGCCATCCCCTATTTTGCCAGCAATTTTTGAAGCAAACAAACAAAGCTCGTGTTGATTTCTAAAAGGCATTCCCATTCCCATTTGAATCTTATCCCATACAATCATATTTCTAACCCTAAAACCTGACCTTTCAGAAATATCAAATGTTTCAATCCACATTTTCCAATCGCAAAAAATAAAAATACTATGAACATCAGAACATAAAGCTAAAACATCTAGCATCAGTAGCCTATACCCTCTTGTGCTTAGGTTGTCGTTTTTAATTGTGTGTCCTCCCCTTGCTCCTATACTTCCGCTTGTTTTTCCGCTTTCTTGACTTCCACCACTTGAATAAGGTGGGTCTGTAAGCAACAAATCAGCCTTCTCTCCATTCATCAACTTTGCCACTTGGTCAGAGTCCGTTGAATCTCCACAAAGTAAACGGTGTTCTCCAATCTCGATAAGGTCGCCAAGTACAACGTCTGTCTTGAGTTCTTCGGGTACTTCGTAATCGTCCTCCTCTGCTTCCAGTTCTTCTGCTTTCCAATTGTCGGGAGTGTCAAGCCCCCATTCGTTCAGTTCTTCAGCATCCCAAGTATTCGCAAGTTCGTCCCAGTCCCATTCCCCGAAGCCTACGTTGTCTTTTATGATGAACTCGCGCTGTTTTTCCTCTGACCAATCAACAACTTCAACCCATACTTTGTCGAGTCCAGCTTCTTGCATTGCCTTTAAGCGCATATTACCGCCCAGGACTATCATCTCTTTGTTGACGACAATCGGACGGACTGGCATCATTTCGGGAAACTCCTTAATAGATTGAACCAACTTCTTGAACTTCTCGTCCTTGATGTAACGCGGGTTGTCCGAGTTGGGTCTGACTTTACTTATCGGTAAACTTTCCATTCTTGTAATTTGAAAGTGCTTCTTGTTGTGTTGCTCCTACGGCTTTCTTGCAAGGTTTGCCGTTCCAGTAATCGTCTGCGGCTTTCCTATCAAAACAATACCACTTCATTTGATAGGTGTTTTGGGTTATATACAACCCGTAGTTCTCATGGTTCTCGTTTTGCCTCATCTAACCTACGTTTTATTTCGATTGCGACCCCCGCCTTCTGCGCTTCCTTTTTGGAGTCGTAGATGCAGTCGCCTTGTCCCCATCTCCATTTTCCGTTAGCGCATTGTCTTGCTGGCATTGGTAAAAGTTTAAAAGTGCAACACTCATTAACTGAGGCGTTCGTCCACAAGTGAAACAGACTTTTGCTTTCGGGTCGATGTAACTCCAGGCTTCTTGGTAGAGTTTCTGCTCTTCTCTCGTGATTCGTCCTGAGTAACGCCCTTGCCCCATCATCGTAATTTGGTCGAGCCTCTCAGCTATAAATAGCAAAATTTCGTTTTTGTCCATCATATCTCAAATCTCCACATTAATCGTTCAAAGAATACACTCAGCAAAGGAACGTAAAGAAGTGCCTCAGGAGTGTGAAAACAACACATCGCAAACCCGAACCAAAACGACATACACAGCCGACAGTCTAACGGTTTAAACGAATAGCTTTCGTCCATTCCCATCCACTTTTTTAGAAGTAGGTCAATTGCGAATACCTCAATCCAAAGGTAGCTTAATACGCTCGCGGATAATCCGCTCAAGATGTATAGCATAGTAGTTATCTCTTAGTTGTTCAAGTGCTTTATTAACTGTGTTTCCGATTGACTTGTAGGGTATGTCTACCTTCTTGCCGACCTTTCTGTAGCTGCCTTCTTCCAGCCACAATTTAAGAACCTCCTTGTCGTACCAATGCAGTTCTTCAATTAGAATCTCCAAAAGGGTAATGTCGTCCTCTTTCTCCCAGTCGTAATCCTCCCGCTCGTGGTCTACCTTCTTGTGGTTGTGTAGGTCAAATAATTTGGAAAAGCTGGAACGTTTAGATGTCGCCATTGTCATCATCGTTCGGACAATGTAGAACCTCAGATATCCGCCTTCGTTTATCTGTTGCCATTTCTGTTCGGGCATTTCTAAAATAAGAAGAGCCACCTCTTGGATAAGGTCATCCGGGCAATTGCATAGCTTCTGAGCGAGTTCGTACAACTCTTGGTCAGATAGTAGGTCGATTGCCGCTTGGTCTTTCACGGGCTTAAATGTAGTTATTTATTTAATAATCAATCAACAAAAGTTACCTCGTTCTGAATTATCTCGTCAATCTTGTTCTGACAATGCTCTAAAAGTTCGATTATCGTAAGGTCGGTATTGCCACCTCCGTAAGCTGTGTTAAGGAACTTCTCAACCTCCTTCTGAAAAGAGTTGCCCTTTGCTTTTAGCTGCTGCTTGAAATGGTTACTTCCTCGCATTTCATCTAAGGCGTAAACGAATAGCTGCCCGTACACCATCGCTTTTATTGTTGT